TCGGCCCGAGTCTCGACAGCCACGCCACCGTCGTCGGCGAACTCCCAGTCACGCCGCTCGATCTCCGTAGCCACCGCCACGTCCATCTCGTCAGCCATCGCTCGCCTCCGTGCTCGGGGTGTCCTGGGCCGGCTCGTCTTCGCTCGGTTCGTCTTGCTCCTCGGGCACGTCCTCCACCGGCTCGGCCACCGGCTCAGCACCAGGGGGAAGCGGGCCGAGGTTCTCCTTCTGCCGCACCTCTTCCGGCGTCAACCACCGATTGCGGATGGCGATCTCATACGCCTGGTAGCGGGTCGTGATGTCGCTCCGCAGCAGCCCCTCCACGAGGAACTCCGCGTACAACTCGCCGTCCTCGGGGAGCACGTCCCGCTCAATCGCACCCTCAATCCGCCGTAGCCACGGGGCAATCGTGAACTTCTCGAACGACACCATCTCGCTCTGCAGGTTGCCCCACGTCGCGCGGCCCAACTCTTGAATCATGTGCGGCGGCATCCGCCAGATGCGGCAGATCGCCAGCAGCGATTGCATCCACAACTCGGCCAGTTGGCTCTCTTGATTCGTGGCCGTGATCGTGTCGGCCTTCAGGCCGTTGCTCAGCACCGCCGTCTCGCCAGCGTTCCGCGCCCCCTTGTGCCGGGCGTTCCACGACTCGCGAAGCCCTCGCCGCTGCTCCTCGTTGAGCACTTGGTCGGTCGTGAGGATCAGACCCGGCTGAGCTTGGTTCCTGTAGAAGTTGGCGGCGTAGCCCTCCAGGCTGCGGGCCAGGCTGATCGCATCACGGCCCAACTCAATCGGCACTTCGCCGTGAATGCCGTCGAACGAGATCCACGAAATGTGGCAGATCTGGTCGTCGCGGTAGATCGTCTGCCGGCCCGTCTTCGGGTCCGTGAACAGGTAGGTCTTCGTGCCCTCGTCGTCCGCCTCGACCTTCATGCCGGCCGGGTTCAGCGGTCGCAGTTCGGTCACCTGCCCATCGGGGCCGCGGAACTTGTACTGGTAGGAATTGCCGTAGAACCCCATGTGCAGGCAGATTTGCTCAACCCACTGGTAGCGGGTCTGGTAGCGGTTCGGTCGCTTGGCGAGCACGTTGTAGATCGCCAAATCCTTGGCTCGCTCAGACGTGTAGTCGTCACGCTTGCGGTAGACGTGCAGCGGCAGGCAGGCGACGGTCTCGGCCACCACGCGAGCACACGCCATGTACGCCGCCGTCCGCATGGCGGTCTCGGGAGTCACCCGCACGCCAGACTCGGCAGCAGCCGCAACAAGGTCATCCCAGCGGCTCATCCGCGTCTCAAGCCAGCGGATCTCGGGGAGCGTCGCATCCATGCGGTGTTCACCAGAAGGAAAGTTCGGGCATCGCCTGCGGCGTCAGGCTTTCGCCCATGTGCGAGCCAATCGCCATCACCAGAGCCACCATGCCGTCGATGCGTTCCGTGCTCTTCGCTTTGGATGGCTTGATGTTGCCGGCCGAGTCGCTCTGAACCGCTACGTTTCCTGCTTGCCAGCCTAGCACCGGATGCCCAGCGTGCCGCAGTTTGCCGTCGATCGTGAGTGCCTCCAGACGCTTCGCCGGGGCACTCATCGACGCGAATCCCTGCCCGAACATCTGCACCGGCAAGCCCTCAGCCACGAGCTCCTGCGCGAGCATCGTCGCATTCCATCGGTCGATGGCGATCTGCTTCGGCTGAAACCGGCCGCAGAACTCCATGATGTCACGCTTGATCGTGGCGTAGTCCGTGCTCTTGCCGTCCGTCAGCCGCAGGAATCCGTCCCTCGCCCACTGGGTGTAGGGCACCCGGTCAGTCCGCTCCCGCTCTGCGGCGTTGGCCTCGGGGCACCAGAACATCGGCACCACGTCGTACCGCCCCGACTCATCGGGAAACACAGCCACGAATGCCGACGTGTCCCACGTACTCGCAAGGTCCAACCCCGCCCAGAACGGTCGCCCCTCCAGCGGCTCAAGCTCTACGCCGCAGGCCGCCCACTGGTCAGGACGAATCCAGCGGATGTCGCTGGTCGTCGGGATGTTCAACCGATACCGCAGGAAGGCGTTGAGTTTAGTGGCTGAGTTCTCGGCTTCCTTGCAGTCAGCGGCGAAGGACTCCTCGCTGATCGTCTCGCCTAGCGAGGGGTTCGCCTTGTGCCAGATCTTGGGCGACTTCCAATCGTCCTCCCGATCTGCCGCGTAGATGCAGCCGAAGAACGACGGGTCGAACGTCGGGTCTGCGATGCACCGCTCGGCGTAGTCGTGCTGGTCGTACCACAGGTGAGTCTTGTTCGCCTCGCCCGCAGTGGTGATGGACAGCACCAGCGGCTGACGCCGGGCAGCACCGCCGTACCGCAGGGCATCCCACAGCCGGCGATCGCCCCGTTGGGCGTGCAACTCGTCGAACAGCAGGCAGGAGATGTTGAGCCCCTCGGCCCTGAACGCATCCGCCGATAGCACCCGGTAGAACGAGTTGCTCCCGCGGTGCACGATTGTCTTCCGCGAGTCGAGCACCTCCAGCACCTTCGACAAAGCCGGCGACGAGCGGACCATCGACGCAGCTTCCCTGTATATGATGCCTGCCTGTTCACGGTCGCTAGCCGCCCCGTAGCACTCCCCGCCTGCCTCTCCGTCTGCTAGCAGTGCGTAGAGGCTAATGCCGGCGAGCAAGGTGCTCTTGCCGTTCTTCTTCGGGATCTCGATATACGCCTGGCGGTACTGCCGGGTGCCGTCAGGCTTCAGCCGGCCGAAGATCTCGCCCAGCACGTACTTCTGCCACGGCAGAAGAAGGAACGGTTGCCCGGCCGTCTGGCCCTTCGAGTGCTTTAGCACCGTCTCAAAGAAACGGTACACCCGGTCGGCCTTCGCCTGGTCGATGCCAGGACGATGCTTAGCCGTGGGCGGCGAAGAACTCCTCGAGCTCGTCCTTTTTGACTTCGACTTGCGTGGCAAGCTTCGTTCTCGACGAGGGGGTCAACCCGAACTCTGACAACAGACTAGCCTTCATGGCAACCAACGAGCGGTACATCGGCCCCGCCGGGTTGGGCTTCACGCCGCCCAGGTCCGTGTGCATCACAGCACCGCCAGCACGGAACTGGAGCAGGCACGACTGCTCGGCCGAGTGGACCTCGCACAGCGTCGCGAGGGCTTCGCCGTCGCCGGTCGTCAGCACGCCCATCCGAGTCAGGATGCCGGCGAGCTCGTGCCACTTGGCCACGGCCACCTCGTCCACCGCGAGACGCTCGGGCATCGGCGGGACACCCGGCGGCATGCCGGGCTCGCGGCCTGCACGCTTCTTTGCAGTTCCTTCAAGGATTCGTAGCCCCGTCGGCTTGGGTCGCCGACCTGCTTTTGCCATGACTCGCTCCTGCTAATCGGCCGGCTAAGGGCAAGTCCCGTGCCGCTAAATGTGAGAAAAACCCCGGCGATTTCGATGCCGCGTACGCACGCTTCCCCGTACGCGGTCTATAACAAACGGCGAAAAGTTTTCACAATCATCGACTGCCATTCTGACTGTTGCGTTTTGCAACAGATCGCCACCCCTCATGCTTGGCGTGGCACGAAACGCACAGCACCCGGAGGTTGGCTACCTCATCGGTTCCACCCTGACGCTTCGGCACGATGTGGTCCACGTGTGCCCGCTTGCCATGCACTAGGCAGCCACACACCTGGCATTGGTAGCCATCCCTCAGCAGCACCTCACGCCGTGCCGCCTTCCACCCTTGGGAGCAGTAGCCCCGCTGGTGAGCGGTCGGCCTGCCGATGTCGGGAGCCCTTGGCTTTGGCTTCCTGTTGACCCACGGCGGCTTGAACGTCGGTATTCGGTCTGGCACGTCAGCCCTTGAACACGGCGGTCCCGATGGTGCCCGTGCTGTTGGTGGTGGCCGACAGCAGCTTGATGTACTGCGTCGCGAACACCTCGTCGGGCAGGGCATAGGCACGGCCTTCGGTAGTGGACGCGGCGAGGGTCACCTTCACGACGGCCCCGTCCTTGTCGTACAGCTGGAAGAACGGGCCGCTGGTCGTGTCGCTGGCCCAGATGTTGATCTGGGTGGCTGCGGTCAGCATGGTGCCTACCTCAATGTGCCCGCCGGCCATGTCGAGCATGGGCAGCGTGTTGGCGACCGAGGTGGCGGTCGAGAGCGTGAAGGCGAACGTCTTGCTCTTGCGGCGGATGCGGACTTCCGACATGGCTATGGTTCCTGGTGAGGCACGGGTGTGGCCCGATGCACGGCCTTTCGCTTCAGCCTACCCTGATGCAGTCACGGTTCAGGGGCTTGCGGCAGCAGGGCTACGGCGTCAGCCCACGGGACGATCGTGACACCAGCGGCGATGACCGCTCGATCACTGTTCCTCCACATGCGGGCCAGAAGACGCTTGGAGTCCACCTGCTCGCTCACCTCGCTCAAGATGTCAGCGCTGAGCATGTAGCGGCCGTCTGTCAGGACCACGGGCGTCGGGACGAGATTCGTCGTGCCAAATTGCTCCCATCGCTGGCGTAGCACGGTCGCAAGCGGCGCACCGAACACCAGTGCGTACTGACGTTGGGTGTCGATGCCTGCCGTGAGCAGTTGGGCGAGGGTCATACGTTTCGCCCGAGTGCGGTTTGGAACGCCTGCATGGCCGCGTCGTATAGCGCAATCTGCGCCACAGATAGCCCCGCCCCTATGGAGTACGCGGCCAGCGTCTGATTTGAAAACAGGGCTGTCGAGTACGCATTTATGTCTGTGGCTTGGTCGTTTCTCGCGAACACGGCGAACGGAATCGAAGTGCCGGTAACAGTTCCGCTGACAGTGTTCTCTGCGGACAGCACGGTCGTGCGAAACGCCACAATGGCAGTGGCTGAGATTCGCGTGACTCCAAGAAAGGAATTGTGCGGAGATGGAGGCGCAAAACTGCCAGTAGTCCCGCCAGCGAAGTTTCCGCCCGCGCCGAACTCCCAGGTATTCCCGAGCGCGCCTGACCGCGCACTTAGCAGGACGCCGCTGTTGACTGAGGTCCGCTTGTAGACGGCGAGGTGTGACTGCACGTTTCCGCCGGTAATCCACGCGGATGACGAAACTCCAGTCTGGAGGTACTTGTTGCTGCCGTTGCCCGTCAGGCCAGAGGCTAGGGTGTAGTCGCCGCTGACGAAGTTGACGTTGGTGTCCGCGGTGTTGCCGTACTGCGTTCCAGTGCGGCTCGGGCCTCTGTAGAGCGGAACGAGTGCGGCTAACAGGCCGTCGCCGGCCATCAACGACAAACGGTAGAACCGATCCCGCAGCCCTGCCGAGTCGATGGCACGGCAGAACGTCGTCACGGCCGTCATGGTTGACGCCGACACGGTGCCACCATTGGCGATGACGGCATCTCGCCACGCCAACGCCTCGGGGTGGCCGCTAGTCTTCGGCCGCAGTAGCCGTCCGTTCATGCCCATGCGTCAGTTCCTCGTTGGGTCGGGCTTGTTGTCGTTCACCAGCCGCGGCTGAAGTGCGTAGAGCAGTTTCGTCTGCTCGCTGATGGTTTGACTGATTTCCTGTTGCGTCTCGCTGAGTTGCCGCACGAACGACCGATGCTCCTCCACCAGAGGCAGTAGCACGTCGTTTCTGAGCACCCAGCCGGCAGCCAGGGCGACTAAAGTGGGAAATCCCCACCGCTCAATGATGCTGAAGAGCGTTTCCTTGGTCGCGTCCGTCATGGTGTCTCCTGCATAGCCTGCATCGCCGCCCGGTTCTCGCGGCTGTCGAGCCACCAGCGGATGAGAATCTTCACGATCTCGCTGATGAGGGCCGACAGGACGAGCGTCAGGATGATCCCCATGCCGTACTGCTGCCGCCGCCTCTTGAGCGACTTGGCGAGGAACGAGCCGACGACCTCGGCTTCGCCAGCGTCGCACTGCCGCAGGACCGGAGCGGGCCAGCGGCGCACGGCGTCGTCAACGACGCGGGCGACGGTATCACGGCCCGCAATACGCAGCCGCAGGGGCAGCCGGCCGTAGACGTAGGCAGTCAGGTCGTCGCGGGTCATCGGCACCTCCCGTCCTTGCACGCCTTGCCCGTGCCCTTGCAAGCAGGGCAGTCAAACACGATGCGACCGTCGCCGATCTTCCCGGTGCCGAGGCAGTTGGTGCATTTCCCTGCCGGGGCCGGCTGCGGTGCGGGCGCGAACTCACGCCGGGCTGCGATCACGGCGCGGGCCGTCTCGGCTGCGATGTCAGCGGACAACGTCGGATCGTCAGGAAGCGTTGCCACGCACCCGGCGAACACAACGAGCAGGGCGACGAGGAACCTCATAGCACGTTCTCCAGCCAGTCGGACGGCAAACGTTGCGGCTGGAACCCGGCGAAACCGGCCACGGCGTAGGAATCGCCACCGCTGCACATGTCGTCGATCACGTCTGCATCGACCCAGCCTGACGACCGCTGGAGCGCCGGCGGGGCGTCCTCGTCAACTGGGCCTGAGTAGCAGTCGCCCCATGAGTTGGGCACGCGGATGGCAGGGCGGTCAAACCTCACGTCGCAGCCCATCATGCAGTGTGCCCACGTCCCCATGGGCGTGAGCCAGCCCCCGCCATACTTGGCATCTCGCTTGAACGTCATCGAGAAGCCACGCATCGAGCACAGGTAGAACGGGTAGCCGTTGCTGATCACCTTCGCACAGTCGGCGAACGACTTCACCAGCGTGACCTCGGCCACCTTGTGCTCGGCCGCGAACGGCTCGAGTTCCGCCGGCAGGCCGTCGCGGCCGAGGGCCGACTCTTGCGTGCCCGACAGCGGAGACTTGTAGACGGTGCCGTTGTAGTTCTGCCCGTAGTGCAGCGTGCCCCAGTCGCGGATCGCCTTCGCGGCATGGAAGCCGGTGGACCCGTCGCCGCCACCGTTCCGTTTCAGCCCGCGGGCCTCAACGCGGCTCAGCCCGTAGACGACGCCCTCGACGCATCGGCCGCCCCACGCCTCGGCCTCGTTGCGTAGCACGATGTCGCACGCGGCGAGGATGTCCACGGCCATCGCGGTGCCCCACCCGACGCACGACCCAATGGGCTGCGATCCACGCTTCCAGCTCGGCATGCACCGCAGGAGGGCACGCGACAGGTGGACCGGGTGATTCGCCGCCTGAAGCCCAGGGCCGGCCTCGGCGAGCGTAGGACGCGGCAGCGAGGACACGAACGCCTCGGCCCCTGCGGGGTCGGGCGTGTAGCCGAAGAGCGGGACGAACGCGGACATGGTCACCTCGCAGCCCAGACCATGCCGTCCGCGAGGGCGGCGAACTTCTCGCGGACCTCGGGCGTGACCGGCACGTCGGTGTCACCGACGACCGCGGCGTATGCGGCTTCGGTGGCGCCCCGCAGGTCGGCCACTGACCCCGGCTTGTGTCCGCCGATGCGACGCCACGCAATGTCGAGTACCAGCGTGACGTACGACCGCAGGGCGGCAGTCTTCGGGAATGCTTGCGTCTCACCACTGACGCGGTCGGCCTCGACCACGATGGCGGCTTTCCGCCACGCCTCACGCCAAACGCTTTTGCTCGCAGGCCCGACGTTCGCCATCGCGGCCTCAACGCCAGCCACGGCCTTCATCACCTCGGCGGTCGGCGTGGCGATGACGACCGGCGACGACTGCGGCAGGGCGGGCAGCGACGGCAGGCGGCCCCAGGCAGCGGCAAGCAGTAGGCCGGCGGCGGCGACGCGGGCCGCGGCCCCTCGGTACGGGGTGGCTGCGGTCCAGGCTTGAGCGACGAACGCGGCGGCTTGCTGGCGGTACGGCGCAGCGAGGATAGCCACCGCCGCCAGAACGGCCCCGGCGCGAAGAAGATCATTGGTCATCGTACCCCCTCGGCGAGACTCACAAGCTCGCGGACAAGAGCCTCACCTTGTGGCGTCCGCAGCACGTCGGCCAGGCGGGAGACGATCCGGTCGTCGATCTGGCTCTTGGTCTTCGTGGCGAGCCACTCGCCGCCCTCAGACACGATCAGCGACCGCTTGTACGGGTCGCCCTCGGCGAGAAACCGCTGGCCGTAGGAAAGCAGCGGCGACCAAGCCTGCAGAAGTGCGATCTGCTGCCAGATCGACAGATTCGCCCCGTACTTGGCGAGTTCGGCGGGCGTGGCTTCGTAATTGGCCATGCGATGCGTCCTCCGTGACGTGATTCGACCGCGGCTGTATGCCCCGTCCGAGTGGCAGATTCCCACCGAGTGGGCCGCGATCTGCACCTCGATCCGGCCGCCGCCCTTGGCACGCTGATAGCCAGCCACTAGCGACCTCCGGTTTTCTCAGCCTAACACCGACCATCCGCTGCGGCTTGGCTTGCCGCCGCGCGAAGCATCGCCATTTTCGACTCAATGCCGATCGTCCAGTTCGCATGCCAGACGACGGCCGACGCCGGCACGGTGAACGGCTCGCCCCGCCACGGCTCGCGGTTCCCAAGCGTGCCCCAGTTCGCCACCTTTGCCGCCGGCAGGACCGACATCGGAATCGGCAGACGCTTGGCGTTCCCCCGCAGAACGGCAATCGTCTCCTGGTCGGGCATGTCCAGCAGACGGCTCATGTCCAGCACCAGCCGCCACCAGTCGTGGACCGCCTGAGTCGAGCGAAACAGCATCACCCCGGCACACCACTGGATCACGTCGTCGGAGTAGGCGATCTCGTCGGGCACCATGCGGGCGATCGTCTCCTCGGCCCACCGCTCCACGCCCGGCAGTAGCAGGCAGTCGGCATCGACGTACAGCGTGGGCATGCCGTCAGTCGGCAGGCTGAGCAGCAGCCGCAGCTTGTCGTCCATGCAGGCGTTCCAGCCCTGCTCCTTGAACGAGCCGCTGGGGCACGACTGCGGGAACTCGACCGCCACGATCTCGGAGAACCCGCGGACCCGGTCCAGCACGAACTCGCGGGCCATGGCGGCATGCGACGGCGTCCAGAACGTGGCCAGCCTCAGCATGGTGCCGACCTCCGCAGGGCCGTCGTGTACTCGGCCGGCACCTCCGACCACTCGTCTACCCGAGGGCCGGGCGTCGTCTCAACCCAGCAGCGGTTCAGGTGGTGCTCAGCGTGCCACGCCGCGCCGGGCACGTGAGCACCACCCTCCGCGCCAATGTTCTGGATGCGAGCCAACATCGGTCGGATTTCGTACCGCCCCCGGCGAGAGAACTTGTCGAGCACCGTGTCCCACGACACTTGATGGTCGTAGCGCGGCCATGACGTTCGCACCGTCTCCCAGCGGTCACGCCACGTCGCCCAGCCCCAAGGCGTGAACCACGCCTCACGGAACACGGCGTTGCGGTAGCCAGCCTCGGAGACCGGCGTCTTCTGGTAGCCGCAGACGCTGAACACGCTGGCGTCGTTCTGGTACTCCTTGAGCCCCCAGCGTGCGAACCGGATGAAGTCCCGGCCGGGCACTGTGTCGTCCTCCATGGCGATCACCCGAGTGTGCCGGTCGAATCCGTGGGCTAGTGCGGCGTAGGTGTTGATGTTGCAGCCGACCCGCTCGGTGCCGACCAGCACTTCGCCACGCCCTCGGAAGTTGGTGGCCGCCTCAATGACCTCGTCGGACACCGGCTCGCACAGCATGTACACCGGCACGTCTGCGATGCCGTCGCACCGTGCCAGTGCGTCGAGCACCGCCCGCGTGTACTCGGGCCGGCTGCAGAGCGTCATCACCACGCACACGTCATCCGCCATACGGCACCTCGTCGCTGTAGATCGTGTGCGGCTTCCCACACCACCGCTGCATTGCCTCTACCGGCGTCCAGTTCGTTCTCTGCTCCATGGCCCGCAGCCGGATCTCGTCAGGTCCGATGTCGTCCAGTTCCTCCACGACGACCCGGCGGGGCAGTCCGTAGGTGGCCCTGAGCTTCGCGGCGACGTGCCATGAGATGCCGAAGTGCTCCGCGATCTCTCGCAGTCGCACCTTTGACATCCACATGCGGCAGAACTCTGCCCGATCGACAGATCGGCTCATCCGATGCGTACCCACCAAGACGGAGACGGTTCGTGCGTGATGCCACAAGGCCCGTTACAGCACTCGTTGACCGCCGTGCGGACCATGAACGGCTCGTTGTCGTAGTAGTCGTGGCCGGCCAGGATGCCGCCGGCCTTGACCTTCGGTGCCCAAGCGACGATGTCCCGCGTGCAACCCTTCAGCGAGTGGTCGCCGTCGAGGTACACGAAGTCGAGCGACCGATCGGGGAACGTGTTCGCGGCGGCGACCGAGTCCATCCGCAGGATGGAGCACCGATCCCGATGCTTCAGGGCCACTAGCAGGGCTTGCTGGTGCCGCTGTTCGTGCTCGTCGTCTGACCCGTTCATGATGTCGTCGTAGCCATCGATGTGGCACCAGCGGTCCACCATGACGTACTTGCCCGGCCACAGGTCGAGAAAGACCTTGGAGTAGTTCCCCTCAGCGACGCCGACTTCGACGGCCGTGCCGTTGAACCCGAGAGCCTGCATGTACAGCGGGAACATGTTGCGATGCACGGGTTTGATCATGTGATGGTTACCACCGTTCTGCTGGTCGTGCCGTACATCTTCGAGACGACGAGCCGGCACACCTGAGCGTCGTCTCCGATGATTGGACCGAGTGAGTCAAGCGCGGACTTGGCGATGTTGTCGGCATCGGCCCGCGGCCACTTCGGAGCGGTCGCCTTTACGCCCTTCTTGTTCAGGTGCGACGGCGGCCGGGCGAACTCGGCGACAATCTCAACCTGCACGGCATGGTCAACCGCTCGCAGCCCAGCCGCTCGAGCAGCTGCGGCAATCGCCTGGCGGTAGGCATGGACCGGATGCTTCGCGGGCACGTAGGCGCGGGCGAACCCGCCCCGAGTCGAGACTCTCGGCCTCGGCTGCGGGACGGGCTCGCCTAGCACCGTAAACGACACCGGGTTCATTCGCCCCTCGCTGCCAGGTACAGCCCGACGTTGGCGAAGGCATACCCGAGGTACGCCAGGCCCAGCCCCGGCTTGCCATGCCAGGCCAGATC